GGTGTTGCCTTTAGATCTTTCGCTAGCTGTTTGGCGTTGTTTTTCAGAAGCAGGTCTACCTACATTGTACTTATTGCCTTTATGAGTTTGACGAATTTTTTCTTTAAATTCTTCTGAATGTTTTAGCCCAGACGATATACCTTTATTCCAAGGAATAGAACCTAGTTTAGCAACGCTAATTTTTTGTTTTGTTTCTTCTTTGCACGGTATGTTTTTATTCCAAACTGGTTTGCCTAATCGTGCTTGTCTATTATTTTCACGTTGTTGCTCAGTGTGTTTATAACCAGAAGTGCCTTCACCACCATTTGTTTTATTACATAGGTCATGGCCTAATTCACGGAAACATTCTATTAAAAGAATTTCGTGGCTCAACGCTTCAGATTCCGTATCCCAATTAGCAAGCATTTGGACATCGGGTTTACCATATTTATTAACTATGTTATTCCAATGAGAACCACGTTGATAAAAGGCGTGTGCACGATCCCCTTGGCCTTTACCAATATAGAATAAACGGCCTTCGGGAGTATAATGTGCGTAGGTATAAAACAAAATTAATCCTTTAAAATTAAGGACTTATACTATCAGCTGGTGCAGGTGGTCGAATACGTAACGCTGACAGTATCACCTGCGGTTGTAGTTTTTGCTACGCTAAAGTTTCCTTCAGAATACAAAGTTCCACCAGTATTACTCTGTGTGCTTGATGCACCAGAACCCAATACCAAGAAGCAACCATAAACAGTACCGCCAGCACCAGTAATGGTGTAAGTAATTGCAGATGCAGTTGAAGACGTTACGTTTGACGGTGTAGAGCCAGTAGAAGTAGAAGAAGCAAACACGGCTGTACCACGCACTGCAGAACCGCCAACAGTGTAAGCAGTAAATTCTTTGCTAGGCACAATAGTGCTCATTACGTCTGTTGCGGCTGGAGTCAATGAAGCATTAGTCAAACCAAGGTAAGGACCAGTAACACTGTAAGAGCTACCTTTTAACAAGGTATCGAGCATTAACTGTTTGCCTACGGCTACGACTAGGTTAGGGAACTCTTCATTCCACTTTAAATTACCTTGAGCATCACGGCACTCAACATGCCAATAACCTTCAATACCCATAGTTTCGTTTGTGCCAGCATTGGCTTGTAATGTTGCTACAGCATTATCGCCACAGCTTCCAAATTCTTTATGCATAATTAATCTCCAGAACTTACTACATTAGCAGCCGTATAGCTACTGATTGTCAAAATAGCAGACGAATAAGTCGCTGCTGGGAACTGCACTGTAAAGCTACTATTACAAGTCTTATCAGACCCAAAATTTAATACAAAACAAGCTGCTTTTGTTATGTAATTGTAGACCAAAGCACCCCTACAAGTAAACGATGCTGGACTCCAAACAGCGTTAGCAAAAGACACATAAGTGGTGTTATATTGCTGGTTAATTGTGGGAGCCGTTGAAATAACCAAAGGTATACCACCAGCCGTATAACCATTTCCAGTTACTTCGTTCACACTGGTGTAAGCAGCAGTCGTAGGGTTTAAATTGGCATTGGCGTTATACAGGGCAATGTAATAAGTACCAGTTGTAAAGTTTTCATTACCGTTTAATAGGTTTTGAGAAAATACGTTACAAGATCCTTGAACGATCATTGTTTCACCATAATACGAGCTTGACCATTACGATAAGCATCACCACGCTCAAGACCAGTTCCAAGACGATTAAGCTGGGCAAGAGCTTCTTCATACATTTTTTCATAGTAAGCAACCATATCTTGCTCACCTTTCATGAAGATCATAGCTTCACGCATAGCGCCATAAAACAATACTGGGTCATAGTTATCACCTAACCAACTAGTACCAGTTGCGTTTGAAACAGCATTTACTAAAATTGAAAAACCGCTACCAGTAGACCCCAAAGAAGAACAAGACAATACATCACCAACAGCATAAAAATTACCGCCAAACTTAAGGTTGCAAGAGACCACTGCACCTGAGGCAATAAGGATATCAGCAGTTGCATTAGCACCTGAACCTCCTGTTAAAGATACGTTTTGGTATATACCATTGGTATATAAAGAACCACCTGTAATGTTTCCAAGAAGGGATATTTGACCTTGAACAATGGTTGGTGGGTAATAAAAATAATGCAACTCAGCGTTATAGTTTGTATCTGGTGTTGGACCTAAAATAAAAGATAGCTCATTATTATTGTTGTATTGCGTACCAAAAAGTGCGTAATACTGAGGCATACCAGTACTTGTTGGATTTGGATAAGACTGTCTAATAAAGTTAACGTCTTTGTTTAATAGATAACTGTAATTACCTGATGAATCAATTACAGCCAACGAATATGTTGATAAATAATCTATAGGACAAGACAAATAACTATTTCCAAATGTCATGGTTCCAATAACATTTTTGCGCAACGATGGTAATTGAACTGAGTTATATATACGCTCTTCAGCCTCCATTACAAAGACTGGAATATTTGCCACGAACAACTGTTCGGTGTTCTCAGCGTAAGACTGGATATTGTTATATAACTGTTCGTAATTCATAGGGTTTACCCTTAAGCCATCGGACCTCTAGACATACGACCTTTAGTAGCTGCACCAGCTCCACGCATTTCAATACCAGATGTCTTTTCTTTAGCCTGACCATAGCCTACGCCATTTGGGATAGGATCTTTGATATTTACATCTTTGGCAGCTTTGGTTGTAGAGTAAGGAATAGCATCTTCCATAGCTTGAAAACTCTCTACTGTGTATTTTTTACCAGACATAGTGTGCGGAGCAGCATAGTCAGATGCTGGTTTGTCATTTTTAGCATGACCAGTGCGAACAGCTGGGCTGTTCTTTTTGGTTGCTTTTACTGATTTATCGTATGCCATATTAACGACCTCTTCCAGAAGATTTTTGGTTCATGGCACGAGCCATGTTACGACCTACCGCTTTCATAGCTTTACCTGTCACGCCACCTTTAGCCATTTTAGTCGGCTTCATGCCTGGGTGCATATGATGTTCATGTTTATGCACTTCTTTTTTTGCTTCTTTATCTGCAATCTTAGTTACTTGCTTCTTATCCATTTTAAACTCCTAAGTTGTTGTAATGGTTACTGTACCGATTGTTATAACAGGAAGCAAGGAATTTGGCGTTAAATAACTGTCAAAATAACTCGCTCCACCCACTGGGTTCCATCCCCATTGAATCTGTCTACTACCATCTGTTGAATAACCTTGATTATCCACGTTAAACGCATTTGGATCATAAGGATTTGTCATCAATCCTGATGTTCCACCAGCGTAATAACTGACATCTGGGCGTGGCTCCCGTACAGCTTGCGGATCATTCACAGGGTAAAGTCCAAGACTTAACTGTGGCTGATCTGGATCCCAGCACTCAGGACATACTTTAATGTTGTAAAGCTTGGTCTTGATAACTTCTTTTCTAAGCTCTTTGAGCATATATCGAAAACCACAACGATCACATTGTGCTATTGCCCATTTGCCAGATGAATACTTATTTGGCATTAGATGAACCTACCTTTTGTACGACCTTTTCTTTCTATGCCATGACCTCGAATAACACCGCCTTTTTTGCGGTTTAATGGACTGTCTGGGTTAAATGGATTATTAGATCCTGGAACATAACCAGCACCGCCACCGCCTTTAGGAGAACTGCCTTTAGGTGTTTTATCGTAATACCCCATGTCCTTTAATCTTTCAGCATAGGTACGATCACGTTCAGCCTCTACTTTAGCTCTGTGTTCTTGAGCCATTTTAGAAGCTTCATCTATAGCTTTTTGTTCTTCAGGGGTAGGCATTATCTTCCATGACCTCCGTAAAAAGACATCCTAGGAACAAAACGAATAGCTGCTTTTTCCCTATCTTCTTGGGAAGCTAAATCCCATTGTTCCATGTACTCAGCTTTGAGCATTGGAATACGATTAGGATCTACCCCAGGGATTTTGGAAGACAAGTAAAACGCTAGTCCAGCCACCATGCATGGGATGAATCTAAATGGAATGTCATTGGTATTAATACCAGTGCCAGCATCCTGAATCCTACGCATACGCCAGTAGACGAATGTGTATTGGCTGCCTGGAGAGTTAGGAGTGGGCCAGACGTTAATACAAGGCAGATTAACCACGCTAATTGAAGCTCCAGTCGCATGGGAAGTTGCGGTAGTACCATTCTGACCACGATAGCAATTTAACAGCTGTGGAGCCGTTGTAGAGACATTTGGGTAGTAAATGATCTCGCTGCCAATCTGAATGTAGCCAGTGGCTGCCAAACCAGTCATATCTGATGGCGATAACTGAATCGTAGTGTCGGTAGCACTAATGCCAGTCGTAGAACCATTACCAACTAAGGTGTAAGCGGTAGGGTTGTTTTGTCCAGACTGGCGGTTAATCCATACTTGAATAGGTCTTCCTTGAGCCAATTTATTAGGCAAAGTCGAGTAAGTGTCCTCGGAAATGCGACTAATATTGATATCTATCTGGTTTTGCAAAGTACCAGTTCGGATAACTTGGCTTAATAAGTCGATGGTATCTATTGGCAGAGGGTAGGTAATCTGTC